AATTCTTAGGTGATATCGTTGCTGATTCTTATACAGGTTTCTTTGAGTTTAGTGGTAGTAGTAATACTTTTACTATGCAAACTGACCCAACTAATACTTATAGTGCAGATACATCTGATGTAAATGTACAAGTAACAGGTGGTTCAAATACATTTACACTTAACCAAGCAACATCGGCAATAGCATCTACACTTGATTTAGATTGGATTATTAATGGCTCTAACAACACAGTAACATCAAATATTAATTACGATTTAGGTACAAACTACATGGATATAGATGGTTCTGACAACACAATTAATTTTACTGGTAGTGGTTATCAAGGTGGTTATTTTTACCTTGACCATACAGGTGGTTCAAGAACTTTTAACATCACACAAGCATCGGCATTAGACAATGACTGGCTCAAAGTTATATCAAATGGTAGTAATGGTACTGTTTGCATCATTCAAAATGATGCTGATGGCACAACCACTTCCTGCTGATATTGGAGACATATCTGAACTAAATGGTTCAGCACAAATTGTAAGAGATAAACCTTACGAAGCAGATTTAAAGTTTGCTATACAAAGTAATGATGAAGCTATTACCACAGAAGGTAGAATGGCTATTACTTTTCTTGATGATTCTACAGTAAAGCTAACAGAGTTTTCACAATTAGTTATTGATGAATACATCTATGACCCTGACCCAAGTAAATCTAAAATGGCTCTTACCTTTGCACTTGGCACAACAAGGTTTATAACAGGTAATTTAAATCGTATAGATAAACAAAACATATCATTAAAAACACCTACAGCTAATATAGCGATTAGAGGAACAGATTTTACAGCTACAGTAGACGAGTTAGGCAGAAGTTTAATTATACTCTTACCTGATGCTTTTGGTTTATCTAGTGGAGAAATAGAGGTAGTTACAGCTATGGGTAGTGTATTACTAAACAAACCATTTGAAGCTACAACAGTAAGTGTCTTTGAAAATGCACCTAGTAAACCTGTAATATTAGACTTAACACTTGATGTTATTGATAATCTTTTAATAGTTTCGCCACCACCACAAAAAGAAATAGTTGAAGATGTGTCATACACAGTAAGAACAGATAGTATTTTAGATTTTAATGGTTTAGATGTAGACTTTCTAGCAGAGGACTTTCTTGAAAACAATGATTTAGAATTTAATGAGTTAGATATAGACTATCTTGCAGATGGTAATTTTCTTGAAGACTTATTAGATGTGCTTGATGCTTTAGCTATTAAAGAAGAAGAAGACCAATTACAACTAGCATCATCAATAAATATTTCAGGTACAAGAGTGGGGCAAGATACAGAAACAGGTATTATTACACTGGTACAAGGTGAAATTATAAAAATGCAAAGAATATCTAACCAAGCTAATGTGCAACTTGATTTATCAACAGATGGCTCTTATACAGTCATCTTAGTACAAAATGGTGTATCTCGTGTAGTTAAAATAAATGGTGGTAGCAGTAATGTTATAACAATAAGACAAGAGTCATGAAATATAAAATATTTATACCTTTACTAATAGTATTATCACTACCACTTATATATCAAAGCACACCAACAGAAATTATAAAACTTAGAACATTTGATGCATTTGTAAAACAATATGAACCATCTGGTAACTTTGTAATTTTAAATATTACAGAAGAAGATGTTGAAAAAGAGGGTGGTTATCCGTTGCCAAGAGAAAGATTATCTGAAATTACTTTAGAAATTCTTGGTAAAGGTGCTTTAGGTGTAGGATATGCTATATCTTTTCCACAACCTGACAGATTCGGTGGTGATGAAGCTTTTGGTAGGTCATTAGGATATGCACCTAGTGTTATAGCTATGTTTGAAGATGGCAAAGGTAATTATCCAAAACCTACAGGTACAGTTGTAAAAGGTAACGATGTAAGTGGTATAATAAGTATGGGTGTGAAAGAAAACCTAAATATCTTATCCACACAAAGTCTGCAGGGGTTGGCTATTGCACCCACTGATGTTGATAATCTAGTAAGAAAAATACCATTATTAGTTTCAACACCAAATCAAGAGTGGATTCCTAGTTTTGGTACGCAAATATATAAAGCATTATTTGGTGTAAGAACTTACATTATAAGCACTAATGATAATGGTATTGAAGCAATATCAATTAGAGGAATACCACCAGTAAAAACAGACAGTCTTGGTCGCAAGTGGATTAGTTGGGTTGATACACCACAAACAGACCTACAAGAAATGGAAGTTAATGGTAAGTTTGTTATTGTTGGAGTAACAGCTAATGGTGTTATGCCACAAATTGCTACACCTGTTGGTTTATTAGAACCACACAAAATACAAGCTGCTTTAGCTGAATCTATCTTAATACAAGATAGTCCATTTATACCTGATTACGCATTAGCAGTAGAAATAGCTATATTTTTATTGTCAGTGACTCTTATATGGCTTGTATTGATAAGATTAGGTATAACATGGGGAATCATACTAGGATTAGGTTTAATGGCTTCTACAAGCTCTCTTGGATTTTATTTAATTCAAAAAAGTTTATTGATTGATGTTACATGGTCTTTAATATCACAGTTTATTGCAGGAACAACAGCTTTTTACCTTAGATTTAGAGAACAATTCAAGTTAAGACAACAAATAAAGAAACAATTTGAGCATTATTTAGACCCAAGACAAGTAAAAAAACTACAAGATAATCCTGAATTGCTTAAATTAGGTGGTGAGAAGCGTTATTGCACTTACTTATTTACCGATGTTCGTGGGTTTACTGCATTATCAGAAACACTTAAACCTGAAGAAGTAACATATATAATGAATAAAGCACTTTCTGCACAAGTCAATGCAGTACAAAAGCATGGTGGTATGGTGGACAAATATATTGGCGATGCAATGATGGCAATATTTAACGCACCTTTAGACTTAAAAAGACACGAAGAAAAATCTTTATTATGTGCATTAGATATACAAAACAATATGCGTAATTTAAATAAAGAACTTAAAAAACAAGGTATAAATCCTGTACAAATTGGTATTGGTATAAATACAGGATATGCAGTTGTTGGTAATATGGGTTCAGAAACAAGGTTTGACTACACAGCTATTGGTGATGCAGTTAATATAGCTGCAAGACTTGAATCAGGCACAAAAGGTGCTGGTGTTGACCTTTTAATTGGCGAAAGTACAGAAAATGCATTAGAATTTGACTTAATACCTTTAAAACCCATAGAAGCTAAAGGTAAAAAAGACAAGTTACAGGTGTATACATGGAATTAAAAAAAATAATTAACTGGATTATTAGTTTTTTTCTAACAAGGTATAAAATAACTGTGTCTTTTAATAAAGAATATGGTGATTCAGATGATAAAACATATATTTCAAAAAAAATTCTAGTGCAAAAAGAAAAACACCTTAAATTTCGTGATGAATACAATAGATTAGTTGAATTTAGAAGTGCTGCTGGTTTAAATTACATAATAGAGGATATTGAATGCAACAAGTACTTATAGGAATTATTTTAGTATTAGGTTTTAGTGGATATTGGTTATATCAAGAAAATACAACTCTTAAAGCTAACAATAAAGCTTTAGAAGGTGCTATAGCAACACAAGAAGAAGCAATTAAGTCAATACAAGCTGATTTTGAATTACAAACACAACAAATGAATGAGTTGTCTGTCAAAAGCCAAGCTGCACAAAGAGAACTAAATAGATACACACAATTTATACAAAACTATGAACTATCTGCAAAAATACTGGCAGACCCAGTAGAAATGCAAAGGAAGATAAATAATGGAACAAAGCATATCATGGAGAATATTGAGCAAATTAGCAGTGATGTTGATGACCTTGATGATGGTCTCCAACTGCAGTCTGATACCAACTAAACAAATAGAAGTATCTGCAAAACCACTTGAAAGAAAAATAGTGCAACCTATCATGCCTAGAGAAATTGATTTACAAGAACCTATGTGGATTGTGGTCACACCTGAAAACTACGAACAGCAACTAGCTTTTATTGAAGAACAAGAAGGCGAGTTAGTTTTTTTAGCTATGACAATACCTGACTATGAAGTCATGGCATACAATATGCAAGAAATTAAGCGTTATATTACAGAATTAAAAGATGTTGTTGTTTACTATAGAAAAGTAACAATTGACAAAACAGCAGAATAATCTGCTAGAATTATGACTTCTAAATATAAAAGGAGAGTATTATGCTTGGATTTATAGGAAACTGGTTAGGAATAATCACAGGAGTTGTATGTGCAGCTTCAATTATATGTGCTTTAACTCCTACACCTAAAGATGATGCAATGATTGCAAAGTTATACAAAATACTTGAATTATGTGCATTAAACATTTGGAAGGCAAAACAGTAGTTATGTCTAACAGCATTACACCATTTGTCTATAATGCAATTTTAGACCGGGTAATTGATGGAGATACCATAGACGTAGTGCTGGATTTAGGTTTTGATGTAAAACTACACAAGCAAAGAGTAAGACTTGCAGGTATTGATACGCCTGAATCAAGAACAAGAAACCTAGAAGAAAAAGCTTTAGGTCTTAAAGCAAAAGACAGATTAATAGAACTTTGTGTCGGTAAATTTAAAATACAATCATTAGGTAAAGGCAAATATGGAAGAATCTTGGGTATTCCGTTTACAGAAAATAGTAAAAGCATTTGTCAAATTCTTATTGATGAAGGACACGCAGTTGAGTATTGGGGTGGTAAAAAAACTGCTAAAGTCAGAGATGATGGAACATGGGGAGAATAATATGGAAATATCACAAGAAGGTATAACTTTAATAAAACATTATGAGGGTTGTCCAAAAGATAATTTAGGCAATGCAGTAAGTTATAGATGTGCTGCTAATAAAGCTACTATTGGCTTTGGCTCGTTAAAATTAATAGATGGAAGTCCTGTACAGGATAATATGTCAATTACAATGCAAGAAGCTGAAGAATTGTTAGCACATGAATTAAAAGAATACGAAGGTTACATAAACAACATGGTTACAGTTCCTTTAAAGCAAAACGAAATGGACGCTTTAGTTTCATGGGTTTTTAATTTAGGACCAAATAATTTAAAAAGTTCTACACTTCTTCGTGTTTTAAACGAAGGCAAATATCATGAAGTTCCAGAACAAATTAAAAGGTGGAATAAAGTTAATGGTGTTGTAAATGAAGGATTAGTTAAAAGAAGAAAAAGCGAAGCTTTACTTTTTGAATGTCAAGATTGGACTTGTGTATGACTTATGGCACTCAGTAAAACTCAAACAAAACGATTAGGTGGCATACTATCAATTATGTTTGGAGATTCTATCCCAAGTACTAACTTAACAGAATTAATACAACAAGGTTTTGTAGAACTTGAAGGCCAAGAATATAAACTTACTGATAAAGGTTTAGATGAAAAGAATCGTCTTACCACACTTTGTGGACTTAACATTATGTACAAGTCAGAAAAAACCTAAAGAACATCTTTTGCGTGTTGATTTATAAGTTTTTTTAATATTTCTCCAGTAGTAACTCTTCTGTTGGTTTCTTTAGAATACATATTTCTTAAACCGACTAAGTTTTTACTAGTTGTAGGGTCAACTTTAAAAACGACACTTCTTGTGTTTTCTTTCTTTTTGTTAAAACTAAGTTTCATCTTTTAATTGTTTATATTCAACTTTTAAACAAAATAATTCATCTTGTTTTTCTTTTAACACTTTTTGTATATAAGCTATATGTTTTTTTAATTGAACTATTTTTTTTTCTTGTTCTTTCAATTTATAAATACCTCATTCTCAAATTGCTTATAACCCCACATCTTACGAAACATTATTTCTGCATCATCATGTGGAAGTTTTGGTTCTTTGTAAATTTCTCTTTCTACAGTATTTGCGTGATACCAACGATAAAAGTTATTTATATAACTATCTTTGTTGTTGTATACAAAGTCTTCTAAGTACATATTTACTCCCTTTTTTTTAACTCTTTAAGTATTATACCAGTTGAACTACCATCTAAAAGTTCTTGTACTGCTTCAAAATGATTATCCTGTGCTACTTGTAATTCAAACTCTGCTCTCTCTAACTTTTCTTCAGGTGTTAAAGACTCAGGCTCGTTATTACATTTATCGTCCCATTCTCTAAATAATCTACTCATATTATGCTACTATTTTTTGAATTGTTTCTTTAACTTTTAAGCCTTGCTTAATGAACTTTTTTTTCTTGTAATCAAAGAATTTTTCATCAGGTGTTTTTAAAGCTAACCACCATTTATTTTTTACTAATACATATAGTTCGTATCTCATTATTTACTCTCCTTTTTTATATTAAATTGTTTTTAATGTTCCTGTATTAATTAAATGTAATGCTGCTAGATAGGCTTCTTTCCAAGAACCCCACTCATATACGCCATCTTTACATTCCCAATAATCACCATCATCAAAATAATCAATAATGGAAGTTGCTTTTCTGTCATCAAAAACATCAATGGTAAAATCGCATCTTTCATAATCTCTTTCAAGATATAACCACTCATGTAGATTTTTAAGTCTTTGACATTTTTGTTTATAACTTTCTTTAGGGTAAACATATTTGATAGCTTTAGGTATGACTATCGTGCTTACATCTTTAAATGGCTTAAATCGTTTAGATAATTTTTTACTTGCAATAGTTTTATCAAAACTAATAAAATCAACATTAGCTTTATTAAGACTTTTAGCTAGTTCACTAATTGAAGGTTGAAATGGATGTAAGTAATGAAGCAGAACACAAAACTCTGATACAAAACTTTTACCATGTTTGTCATTTGTCAAACAATGAGCATATTCGTGTAATAGAACACTATATGACCTAGCCCACTCGTTGCGAATAAAAATTTCTTTTTGACCTCTTGCAAAAGAGTTTCCATAACCATTTTTAAATTTAAGTTTAACTTGCTTATTAAATATTTTATTTAATCGCTTTATAACTGCATGACATTGTTTTTGAGTTAGATAACTTTTCTTTATCATAAATGATTGTGAATCTTCCCAATCATATACCTTTTGTCTTTGTGTATCTTGCATTATGCACTCTCCATTAAATTTCTTTTAGTTAATTCTTGAATAACTAAATCTTTTAACTTAGGTGTCATTAAGTTTCCTATTTCGTACTTATTCATTTCTAAAAGAATATTATCAGGTGTTTCTTGAATCTGTACTTCAATAGGTTTATCTAGTTCTTTTTCGTAGTTATCTAAAACTACAGTTCCAATAGTTTCAGATAATTTAAAAAAGTACTTTGTTCTTTTATAAAAGGAATTTGTTTCTGACTCTGATTCAAGAACTTGGTAATATACTTCCTGTTCTAGTTCTTCTATAGGGTCAATGTACTTGCTGTAGATTTCAACAATTTGGTTTTGGTTTAGTTTTAAGATGTTATCTTTTAACTCTTTATATTGACTAAAAGTCATATAATCGTAGTTTTGGATTCTTTCTTTTATTTGATTTAAGTTTTTCATTTTATTCTCCTTCAATTTAACTTTATAACTACCATTCTATAGTGAATTTGCAAAAAGTAAACCCTTTTTGGAATAAATATTTAAGTTTTTTTAGAAGGGTAAATCATCATCTGTATCAAGCCAATGCTCTTTTTTTTCCCAAAGTTGCTTTGCATATTCTTGTGCTGCTGTTTCTTTAAAACCATAATGTTTTAAGAACTTTAACTCATTACCATACTTAGTATGAAGCTGTGCATGATGATACATACATAATGGTATAACTTGGTCATCACCAGCTTTTAAACCCCAACCTCTTTTGCCATCACTAGGTTTTAATAGATGATGAACTTGTATTGGTCCTTTACAACTTATGAACCCTGCTTTTGTAATAAAACAGGGTAATGTTGAAACATACTGTAAATGTTTTTTATCAACTATTCTTTTAGACATTTATATTCTACGCACTTTTGGATTAACAAGGATAAGCCGTCTTGTTGGTGTTTTTTTATTGGTTTTATTGTATTCAGGTACATATCCATTTATTAGTTTTTTTTCCCAGTATTTTTTTCTACTTTCTTTGCAATATAAAATTCTAAAACAATCAAAGTCTTTATCTGATTTTTTATGACTGCATATTCTTGAATATGGATTCATACTTTCTCCTACATAAACAACAACATTTTTTCTATATAAAATATAAACACCATGTCTAAATATTTCATCAACTTTAAATTTTCTTTTATGTGAAGATGATGTAGAAAAATAAAATTTAATTTCTTGTGGAGAATATGGTACTTTTTGAACCCATGTATTACCACCAGAATATGAAACATTTTTATCCCAAGAATTTATTACATTTGATACTCCTGTTGCTGTACTGTTAAAAGAAAGAGTAGCAGTAGCAGTAGCAGTAGCACCTAGATTACTAACTAAATCATTACCACCACTAGTAGCACATCTTATAATATGGTCTTTAGCTTTTTCTTTTATTTTTTTCGTCACGAATTTTTTGTGTCATGTGTTGATTTAAAAAATTGTGCAAAGCTACATTATACTTTTCTTGCATACTTAAAAATGCTCTTACTAAATGTGTAATATCCATGTCATGCACTTTTATATATTTATCCTGTGATTCAGAATAATATGTTAATTCATCGTGCATATCACATGGTATTTCTTTTTTATCTAAAATACTTTGTATCTTTAATGCTTCAATTACTTTCAAAATATTCTCCTAAAATGGTAAATCGCTATCTTGTTCTTCACTAGGAAAAGGGTAATCATTATCTTCTTTCTCGTATAACAAAACAGATGTGTACTCAATACCTTTTTTACTTGTTTGTTTATACCCACCAAATTTATATTGCTTACCATCAATACTTATTGGACCACTAATATCAGGACTCTTGTCAGATTTTTTATCTTCTTCTTTATTAATATAAAGTGGGCCAACAGATATAGAAAGTTCGTATTTAGCTTTTTCATTAGGTGGTTCGTACTTAATAATACTTGCATAACGCATTTTATTATTAATCATTATCTTACCTTTTCTAACAACTTCTACTTTATCATCTTTAAATAAAGCACCTGAGTTATCTTTTTGTTCGTAATTATCACTCATTATTTACTCCTTGTTCTATTTTTAAGTTTATAACTATAAGTTTTACTGTCATACTTAAACTCAAATACATCTTCTAATTTACATTCAAGACTTCTTAATGTATTTAAATCGCTTATCCACATATCGTTACACTCTGCTATATTGTTTAAGATAAATCTTAATTGATTTGTTAAATCAAGCACTTTAGCTTCATCTTCAATACTAACTTTTATATTTCTACTGTTTGCCATAATTAACTCCTATATTAATTAATTTATATTCAATAGCTTTGCTATTAAGTTTTTTTCTTTTATCAACTACTTCTATACTCATATCTTCTGGTAAGTTGTACTTACAACGATTATTAATATTTCTTAATGCTCTAATAGCAGCACTTATAGAAGTAGAATCATAAAACTTATTCTTTCGTATATATCCCTCACTAAAGCCATTTGCACTATATACTTGATGTATTTTGCTTTGTATATGTTGAAAAGTAAGCCAATGATTTTTTTCTTGTGCTTTTAATAAAATTAAAAAAACAAGGTCATTTAATGTTAGTTTAGCTAAGGATTTAGACTGTAAAGATTCAGGCATTTGCATAATTAAAATTCATTTGAAGCAGAATTACCATCATCATCTGCACCTGTTTCTTCTACAGTAGCAGTTTCTTCTACCTTAATTCCTGCACCTATTCCACAAGCAGCACATAAACTATATCTTCTTGCGTATGTCATAGCACTTCCAAATCCCCATGCATTGTGTTTATCTGCAGGTAAGAAAAATTTTCCTGCTGATAATTCACTGCTATGACCATAAAATATGGTTTCTACACAAACACCTTTTTCGTTTTCTTCAAAGCGCTGTAAGAACATAATACCTTCATCAAGCAAAGGTTGTTTTACAGCTTCTAAACAAGACTCTAATGTTGCATAAGAGTTTCCGTGAAAAGTATTAGTTTTATTTTTACTAGCATTTTCCATATTTGTTTGTGCTTTAATTAAAGCATTTATAAGTTCATTATTAGGTTTCATTTTAACTCCATATATTTTTAGCTTCTTCTACTTCTAAAGGATTACTCCACATAAAGTGGTCGTAGTTCGGATAGAATAAATTAGCTATTTGGTTAATATCATTTGAATAAGAAAGTAAGTTCATAATATTTATGGCTACTTTCTTGACTACTGCAATATGCTCATTAACATTGTCAACAGGCATAGTTACAACTTCTGCTTTTTTAGAAGTTACATATACATAATCAACTAAGGCATTTGAATCCTCAGCTTTTGCGTAAACAGATAACTGCCTACAAACAGAAGGTGGTATAACAGAGGGTAATCTTTGTACAGTCTTAATATCTCTAACTGTACCCCTATATTGAAGGTCTATATATCCTATGATTGGAATAGGAAGTTCTTCAAATTGTAAACTGACTTTCTTTTGATAAGAGATAGGTGCACCTAATTCTCTGTAAAAATTTACTGCTGTTTCTACATACAAAGGTAAAAGACTTCTTTCTTTCTCATATTTTTTTGTATCTATATCTACTTTATCTAAGTAATAATTATATAAACCATCGTATCGGCTAAGTGCTTCTTGAATTAATATATCTATAGATTTGCTATTATCTAAAGCATCTCCTGTAATTTCATCTACAGTAGTACCTCTCCACATTGCAGGATTGCCTGTACCTTTATTTTTATATAAATATCTAAATACCCACATTGCAGGTTCTTGTATGTAAGTATTTATAGAAGAAGCCGAAAAATGTTCTATATCGTAAACTTCAAATGGATTGTTATTCATTTTATTTTCTCAATTTATTATTACATTTTACTTGTTTTTTTATAAAAGTAAACCTTTTTTGGAATAAATTATTAATTAGTGTTACACTTTCAAAAAGTATTTATATCACTTATAATTCATATTTGGACTAATCATGCACTTAAAAGACTACTTAAAAAATCAAAAATATACGCAAATGTCATTTATAGATTTAATAGAAATGGCAACAAGCGTTCGTATACCACAAGGTACATTAGCTAAATGGGTAACAGGTACAAGGATTCCTAGAAAAGAAGAAATGCAAATACTATATAAAGTTACAGAAGGTTCTGTACAACCAAATGATTTTTACGAATTATCAGAATGAAAATAGGTTTTACCTGTGGTGCGTTTGATTTATTGCACGCAGGTCATGTCGTAATGTTAAAAGAAGCAAAAAATAACTGTGATTTTTTAATTGTAGGATTACAAACTAATCCTAATCTAGACAGAGAAAATAAAAATATTCCGATACAGTCTATATATGAGAGATTTATACAGTTAAGTGCAATAAAGTTTATAGATGAAATTTTAGTTTATGATACAGAATCAAGTTTGTTAGATTTATTAGAATCAACTCCAATAGATATTAGGTTTGTTGGAGATGATTATAAAGGTAAGAATTTTACTGGTAAGGGTATTGGAAAAACTTTTTATACTAGCAGAAAACATTCATTTTCAACAACCTCTTTAAGAGAAAGAATACAAAAGGAATAAAAAATGATAAAAGTAAAAGAAATAAATATAGAAGATATAGAAATAAATACAGAAAATCCTAGAAAACACACAAACAAACAAGTATTTCAGATAGCAGATTCTATTAAAGAGTTTGGTTTTACTAATCCTTTGTTAGTTGATGAAAATAATTTTTTAATTGCTGGTCATGGCAGATTGATGGCAGCTAAAACATTAATTTATGAAACTGTGCCATGCATAATTTTAGAAGGTTTAACAGAAAACCAAAAGAAAGCATTAAATATTGCAGACAATAAAATTGCTATAAATTCTAGTTGGGACGAAGAATTGCTTTGGAAACAAATAAAAGAATTAACAGATACAGATTTTAATATTAATCTTATAGGTTTTGATAAAGAACAAATTATGCCTTTTATTCAAGATGATAGGGTAGTAGAAAGCATCTTAAATGAATGGGAAGGAATGCCAGAATATGAACAAAGTGATAAAACTTCTTTACGAAGTGTAATAGTTCATTTTGCTACAGATGAAGATTGCAATAATTTCTTTGAATTACTTCAACAAAATCATACAGAAAAAACTAAATCAATATGGTACCCAGAACAAGTAAATATGGATACTGAAAGTAAAAGGTATGACTAATCCTAAATATCCATTATTTATAGTTTCTAAAGGACGAGCAGATACACGATATACAGCACGATATTTAGATTACATGAAAGTTCCGTATCGTTTAGTAATAGAACCATCTGAATATGATATGTATTTAAAACAAGTTAAGGATAAAAATAAATTATTAGAACTTGATATGTCATATAAAGAAAAGTATGACACTTGTGATGAACTAGGTCTTACTAAGTCTACTGGGCCAGGTCCAGCACGAAACTTTGTATGGGATTATTCAATTAAAGAAGGTTACGATTACCATTGGGTAATGGACGATAACATACGCAGTTTTAGGCGATATAACCTTAATGAAAAAGTAAAAGTATCATCAGGAACTATGTTTAGAGCAATGGAAGATTTTGTTTTGCGTTATGAAAATGTAGGCATGGCAGGACCAAATTATTATATGTTTCAACCTGCAAGGCAAAAAAGTCCGCCCTTTATTTTAAATACTAGGATTTATTCTTGTAATTTTATAAAGAATGATTTGCCTTATCGGTGGCGTGGTAGATATAACGAAGATACTATTTTAAGTTTAGATATGTTGACAAATGGTCTTTGTACAATACAGTTTAATGCTTTTTTACAAGAAAAAATAACAACACAACAAGTTAGAGGTGGTAACTCAGAAGAATTTTATGATAAAGAAGGCACACTAGAAAAATCTAAAATGCAATTAAAAGTTTACCCAGATATTTCTAAAGTTGTAAAAAGATTTAATCGTATACATCATTATGTAGATTACAGTCAGTTTAAGTTAAATAAGTTAGTAAGAAAGAAAAATATTAAGATTGATAAAAATAAGTATAAAATGCAACTAAAAACAATACATTCATAATTCTAAGTCTGTTGCCCAATCATTTGCTATAGGTCTTTTTTTCTTTTCTTTAAGAACTTCTATATCATCAAAATATCTTCTTTGATTTAACCATGTTACAGCGTGTGGTATGAAAGATTTATCTTCTAGGGATTCAACAGATTTAGCATATTCTGAAGCTTTTAAAATTAGTTCTTCTTTTTGTATTATCTGTATTGCTTTTTTAAAAGATTTAGCAGATTCAAATTTACTAGCTTTTCGTGGATATATATTCCAAAAATTAATAAAGTCTGTGGAATAAAGAGTTTTAGTATCTTCTTTAGTATTACAGGGCTGTGATGCCCAGAGGGTGTGGGTGTCAGCACCCATAGGGTTCTTTATGCCCTTAGCTAGTTGTATGTAATAACGATTACTTGTAAAGCTTCCATTATCTAATATTCTATTTTGTATTTTAAGTATTCCAAGCTTTTCAAACTCTTTAATAGTTCTTCTTACACCTCTTGAATCTTTAAGACCCACTATATCTGCAATGTGTTGATAACTTGGATAACAACTACCTTTTTCATCTGCGTAGTTACAAAGTATAACTAATATTAATTTTTTAGTTGGAGTTAAACCTTTGACTTTAAATGATAGATTAAGTAATTCTATTGACATATATACCTCTGTATTTGTCTATACTAAATTGTTTTAAAAAAATTAGAAGTATTTTTAGAATAAAGTTAATTGTTCTTGGCCATTTTCTTTATAAAACCATTCTAGTATTTGCTCTTTGCTTAATATTTCTCCTTTCTGCATTGGAAAAATCTCTGACCTGTAACCTGTTCTAGTTAAAGGTATTGCATTACAATTTTCTACATTTACTTCTATGTGATGCATTTCTGTATCATCAAATCCTTCGCTAAACAATTTATAACTTATGTGTATTTTATTAATACCAAATGTAAAGCTAAAGTTAGCAAACTTATCTAAAGACATGTATTTCACTTACATTATCTTCTTTGTAATTAAATATCTTATCGTTAATTGCTCTTATTTCTTTGATAGTGTTATCTGCGTCATAATGTGCCTGTTCTTGTCCATCAAAATATTCTCTTTCTACTATTTCCCAATTATCAATTATATAAGTGCCATTATCCCAATTTTCTGTATCTAAAGATTTATATGGTCCAACACCTAAAGATAATGTACCACCCAATGTATTGCCTATAAGTTGACATAATCTAGCTATACCATAATTTGGGTCTGCGTTACATCTAATACCATATAACTTAGCAACTTTTAAAATAGGTTCTACAAAATCACGACCACCGTTCCAATGTAAATATAGTGATGCCCAATCCTCTTTAGGTCTATGTACATCTTTTATTGTTATTACTGCCCTATTACCCATAATTTACTCCTCAGGTTTTTGTCTTTCTTCAATAATACATCTATCAAAGAAGCTAGTTTTTTCATCTCTAGCTTTTCGTATGCGTTCTATTTTTTCCTCTGCTTGTTGATTTACAGAGTCAATCATTTCTAAATATTTTTTAACTCTTAATGGGTTGTAATATTTACCATTTTCTAGTCTATGTTTTTTATCCATTACTTAGCACCTCTAAAGTTTTCTTTGGTAGCATTAGATTTAGTAGTTGGCTCGTAGTCGTAAACAGTAATCTCGCCTAAGTTACCAACCCAACCTATTACCATGTTATTAGTATCAAACATTATCCAACCACCCATTCTTTCTGAACAGTACTGCTCGGAAGGTTCTTTGCTGTAGTTCTTGAATAGCTGATTAGCTTTTGCAAGGAATTTATCTCTTGCTTCTTGATAAGTATTAGTTGTTCTCATTTTAACTCCTTTCAATTTATATTTACTATATTAAAGTGTTGCATACAAAAGTAAACCCTTTTTGGAATAAATATAGTCTTTTTTTACTATTTGCTTTATTTTAGGTACTTTATGGACTAATATTGCGATAATTAATTAGAAAATATGACTAAAAAAACTACACCTACAAAACTTACTGATTCTAAAAAGCTTAAAATTAGAAATGATTTTGTACAGGGTATAGAAAAAGATAATCAAAGAATCTATCCAACCTTAGACGAACTTATAAAAAAATATAAGGTAGCACAAAGTACAGTATATAGAACAGCAAGAAAAGATAACTGGAAGTTACAGAAGGAACAGTTTCAAGCAAATCTTGCAGAGGAACTAGATAAAGAAAGAAAAAAAGATTTAATAAAAAGGTCTAAGAGTAATGACGATAACAGCTTAAATATTGCTAGTGGTTTATATTTAATGATTGGCCAAATTATGACACAGCATAATCAGGATATGCAGTCAGGTAAAAAAAGTTTACCACCAACACAAATTAATGCACTTGCTAATGCTGCACTTAGTGCACAACGATTAGCTAAGATTGCACTAGGAGAAGTAACCGAGAATATTAATGCAACAATTACAGAAAACAACGACAGCTTCAGAAGAGCTATGGAACTGCTTGACGAGGTTGAAGAAAGCAGAAGCAGAAGCGTTCAATCTACGCACTAGTTGGTTAGAAACTGCAAGAGATAAACAGCTACAACCAA